CTGCGTTTCCCACAGTCAATGGTTGTGATCAGCCGCTATTGCTGGCGGAGTTGCCTACGGCTATTGCTGGTGGAAGCTCTACACCATACAAGATGCCGTCGGCAAGGTGCTAGCCAACCGGCTGGTGCACCAGGTCGACGGAGCAACGAGAAGGAAATACCGCGATGTGGACCGCGAGGGAGGAGAGGCGGAGGACTATGGAGAGGTCAATGAAACCACAATGGGAACGGCTATGCGTCAACTGGAGGACGTGCCCAAGCAGGACATGCACGGGCCCCCCAGCCAGGAGCGAGCATTGACCATTGTGGCACCACACGACACTCAAAATATAGCCCACCACCCGGAGGAGTATCCAGACTCCCCAAAGAACAAAGGCGAAGGGCGCGTGAACCGGCTGATAATCACATACAGCCGGTTGGCAAAGATTGAGAGAGGCACTCCCAAGCGTAGTGCAGCCAATCTTTTGTCAGTGCGCCGCTTGATCCTCAAAGCAATGAAGCGCAACTGCGTTAGAGAGTGTGACCAGGTCCTTGTGATCGAGGCCGCAGTCGAAGCAGTATTTGTGCCGAACTGTGAAGAGGTTCGGGTGGCGCGGCTCGCTAACTCATGGGGCGTCTACTGGAGACAGTGGACGTACCGGAGTGCAGCGGGCGCCCCTAGCAACTGACGGGGCCCAGTGTGGAGGTATGGTGTCTCGGGGAGTACAACCGTTGCAAGACGGAAGTTTGCCCGGGGTAGGTGCACCACTATCGAAACATTGGGTTCCGCCAGGCCCCAGAAGGTATACAAGGTGCTTGACCAGGGGTCAGCACACTCCTTCGGGGTTCACAACAACAACCACGCGAATGCGAAACGGGCTGTGCTCGAACGGGTATTCATGGTCAAAAAGGGGGGCGAGTTTTGCGAACCCCCCGCCCCACGGCCAGACCTGTTCAACGCCCGTCTGCGAAAATTTCGGCGGCACCTGCTACGCCACACAGTATCGACCCCCAGGTTGAGCAAGGAGCAATTCTTGCAACAATATTCTGGGCGCAAGCTGCGTGTGTACGCGGAGGCCGTCGAGAGCCTCAAAGTCCGAGAGGTAGAGCGGACGGACTCGTTTATCTCGGGATTCATAAAGAAAGAGAAGGTCAATTTGACACTCAAACCTGATCCTGTCCCGAGGTTGATCCAGCCCAGATCGCCCCGATATAACGTGGAAGTTGGGGTATACATAAAACCCCTGGAACACATGCTCTATGATGCGATCGACGAGGTGTATGGGGCACCGACTGTCGCAAAAGGGAAAAACGCGCTCCAGCGAGGGCAAATGATCTCAGACGCCTGGAATGACATGACGGAACCAACTGCGCTCTTTATGGACGCATCCAGATTCGACCAGCACGTCTCGAGACAGGCGCTGTCGTGGGAGCACGGAATTTACTTGTCGTTGTTCGAGAATGATAGGGAGCTGCGGCGGCTCCTGAGCTGGCAGCTCGACAACGTTGGCTATGTGCGCACGCCTGATGGGTGTGTCAAGTACAAAGTCAGCGGGGTCAGGGCTTCCGGAGACATGAACACTAGTCTCGGGAACGTGTTGCTGATGTGTGCCCTCATGCACGCATACCTAACAGCACACTGTGCCAATAAATTCAGACTCATCAATGACGGCGACGACTGTGTTGTGATGGTCGAGCGCGAAGACGTCCCCAATGTTAGGGCCACATGCCAGAAATGGTTCACGGAGATGGGCTTCACAATGAAGTTCGAGGGGGACACCACCATCCTTGAGGAAATCGACTTTTGCCAGGCGCACCCCGTCTTTGACGGTGAGCGTTGGGTGATGTGCCGAGATCCCAGGGTGGTGATTGATAAGGACGCCACTAGCGTCCTTCCCCTAGATACGGAGAAGAAATGGAGAGAACACTCCTCCTCCGTAGCGCTCTGTGGGCTAGCCCTGGCAGGGAATCTACCCGTTTTCTCAGCATTTTACAACATGCTGTTGATTGGCTCCGGCAGCCGCAAGCTGGAGTCCGGAATGGATTACCTGGCCCGTGGGATGACGGGAGGCCGTTCGCGGCCAACGGAGGCGGCTCGCGATTCCTTCGACAAAGCGTTTGGCATCAACCCCGATGAACAGATCGCGTTGGAGGAACTTTACGACACCACACACTTGACATGGAAACTTGATCAAGGCCCCTCGGGAAACACATCAGAAACACATACAGACATTTACTACGAACGCTAGAGCAAGCACCGATTGAAAACTAGAACTACTACGGCACACACATACACTCAAATCAAG